CAAATCTATCGGCATTTAAAACCGAATACCAAAACGATCCGGACCCGGAAGAGCAGCCGGAAACGACGGGGCTAACCGCTGGTAGGGTGGCAAGCCGGGTTAGTGGATTAAACCAAGGCGACTATCACGCCGATACCGAGTTTGTCACGGTCGGGCTTGACGTAGGCAAGTATTATTCCCATTGGGTCAAAATCGGTTGGCACGGTAACGCGATTGGACACATTGTTGATTATGGGGTCATGGAAACTCCGGGAATGATGGCGGCGACCAATGACAAGGCGGTGATGACAGCTTTGATACCGGCACTTGCTCAATGGCGCACCGACATTACCGCAGACGGCAAATTGGATTTCTGTCTGATTGACTCAGGCGATTACACCGAAGCCATCTATGAATTTGTTAGGCAGGTTGGCGGAACTCCGTTTGCGGCGTCCAAGGGCTGGGACCAGGGCCGGTTCCGATTGCCAAGCGAGGGGCCCGGCAAGCGGCCGTTTATCGAAGCCTACGCGGCACACCAGCCAGCCGAAAGATTGTGGCTGTACAACGTCAATACCGAACATTGGAAGCAATGGACGCAGGAGCGTTTTGTTACCGCGACGTTTGACGACCAGAACCAATTCAACGACGGGACGCTATCGCTCTATGCTTCAACAGATCGCAAGCGGCACTTGTCATTCTCTCACCACATCGTTGCAGAAGAACGGCGGGAGACATTCGTGCCCGGTCGTGGTATGATTCGGAAATGGGTAGTGTTGTCGAAAAATAATCACTACCTAGATGCGGCGGCGTTGGCGTGTGCGGCGGCGGGCGTTTTAGGCGTCCGCATTCTGCCGAAGACGCAGGCGACGCCCGTATCGCAACAGTTGAGGCAACAGCAACCAGTACGGCGTCTGCTCAACAGCAGGGGCCAACCTTTTCTTGTGACGGAGCGTAGATAGATGGCGAAGCGTGGAAATCTTTTAAGCGTTGACGGTGAAGAGCCGCAAGCCCCGCAGGTGGTCGAGTCGACGGCGATCGTTGAAGTGCCGCTAGGCGTTGTTTCGGGATCGGGCTACGTGTCAAGACGTGCCGACGTAAAGCTAAGCCGCGATCAGTGCTTGACACTTCGGGCACTACTGAGAGGCTTACAGGATCGCGGCGAACAATTGCAAAACGGGCGACCGGTGACGAATTGCACTTCGGCGGTGCAGTGGATGCTTGAAAAGATCGCATCCAATGCCGATAAACCGTTTGTCGGTTCTATCTAGCAATTCGCACTTCATGCCATAGCATCATGGCATGGTGATTGCGGACATCGAAGCCGATCTAATTGAGTACGCCGATTTCGAAGAGGTCGGCAGCGTCGCGCGGGCCAAGCTATTTATCACGGCGGCTAAGCGTTGGCTTATTCTCCGCCCGGAATCGGCAAGCAATCAATCTTCGTCTTTGTCAATCGGCAAAGACTCTGTTCAGGAGCTTATGCGACGTGCTCAAGACTACGTCGCGGCTAACGGCACGACTTCTGGCGGTGGCCGAAATAGCGTGCGGTTCCTCAGTGCGACGAGGTTCCGCTAATGGGCAAGTACAAAGACGCCAGGGGCATCGCGGCTTCGTTCGATAAGATCCGGGCCGATTACGATATGAGCCGGGAGAACCGGTTCATCCGTCGCCGCACTGGCGTCAACCCGCAAGGCACCGGGCCGAATTATCACTACCGCACCGAGGACAAGTACTACGCGGACATCGAGCAAGCCCGCGACATGGACCGCAACGACGGGCTAGTCGGCACGCTAGTTGATCGCCGCGTCGACAACATCGTCCAAAGCGGTTTCGTGCAGCATCCAGCAACCGGCGACAAAGGGCTTGACCTGGAGTTGTACAACCGCTGGGAGTCTTTTTCAAACGACCCGGACCAATGCGACGTAGCCGGAGAATTGACCTGGAAGGAGATGGAACGGCAGGCGTGTCGGTCGGAATCAATCGACGGCGACATCGTTGTTCTCGGGACCGAGGATGGGTCTTTTCAACTTGTCGAAGCCCATTCGATTAAGACCAAGAGCAGAATTGAAAACACCTTCCTCGGAATCGCGACAGATCGATACGGCAAGCGGATTCAGTATCACATTCTCGAAGAGCTAAACGAGTTTGGACTAAAAGGCGAGTCGCGACCGGTTGACGTTCGCGATAGCGAAGGCTTGCGGCAAGTATTTCATGTCTACAACCCGAAGCGGGTTAGGCAGAACCGAGGCGTTACGCAACTCGCGCCGGTGTTCGCGTATTCGGGAATGCTCGAAGACATCAACTTTGCGAAGCTTGTCCAACAGCAGGTGGTTTCGTGCTTCGCGATCTTCCGCAAGATCGCTGCGGGCTCGCCTTCGCTTCCTTCTGTCGATGGCATGTTCGGCGATGCTTCAGCGCAACCGACCGGAAGCGGTGTTAGGCAACTTGAAGGCATTCAGCCCGGCATGATGATTGACGGCGTGCCCGGAGAAGAGTTGCAAGGATTTAGCCCTAGAGTGCCGAACGCCGAATACTTCGACCAAGTTAAACTTATCCTTCAGATCATCGGCGTTAACTTCGGTCTGCCGCTGTGCTTGGTCTTGATGGATGGCAGCGAAACGAACTTTAGCGGCTGGCGTGGTGCCGTTGATGAGGCCCGCAAAGGCTTTATCGCCGATCAGTTGAACTTAGTTCGGCGGCTTCACTCGCCTGCTTGGCGGTGGTGGGTATCGCGTTTGCTTGAAAACGAGCCCGCGATGCGGCGAGCGTCAAAGCGGTCAGGTGTCGACATCTTCGGACACGTCTGGAACTTGCCGACGTGGTCCTATATCGAGCCGGTAGCCGATGCCGAGGGCGACGCAACGCAACTTCGCAACGCTCTAACGAGCCCACGAAGGATGCACGCGGCTCGCGGCAAGGACTGGGAGACGATCGCGGAAGAAATCATCGACGATAACGTCTATGCGATCGAGCGAGCTAACAAAGCAGCGGCAAAGATTAACGCAAGCAACCCGCTGGCACCGGTGACGTGGCGAGACCTTATCCCGCTTGCGATGCCAGCCGGAACCACGATGGCGATGCAAGATCCGAACGCCGTTGCGGTGCAAGAGGCAGCGGCCGGAAGCGACACCGAAGCGGCTACACCGACAGGCGAGTTCGCTGGGATTACCCGCCAGCAGTGGAACCGTAACCGCAAGGCAATCAAGGACGTGCTGGACGAAATGATCGCAGGCACGACAAGCGAAGCGGCGGCCCGTGTTTTTCTTGGCGGAATCGGACTTTCGCAGGCATCGGTGGACGCATTGATCGCGGACGCAAAAGACGGAACGGTCGAAACGCCGGAGGTGATCGAAGGTGTCTAAGGTTATCAAAATTGATGGGCTGATCGGGACTAAGCCAAACGAGATTTCGGCGTCCTATATTACGTCGCAACTGCCGGAAAACGGCACCGAGCCGATCGAAATTGAGATTCACTCGGAAGGCGGTAGCGTTATCGAAGGTTTCGCGGCATACGACGCAATCGCGGCCTATCAGGGACCAAAAAAGGTTTCGGTCAAGTCGTCTGCGTTTTCGATTGCTTCGTTTATCGCGATGGCTGGCGACGAAATCGAGATCACGCCAAACGGCTACTTGATGATTCATCGGCCTTACCTTGGCACGGAAGGCGACGACGAAGAGTTAGCGAACGAAGCCGAATTGCTTCGCGACATGCGGCAAAAAATGACCGCGGCCTATGCAAAGAAAAGCGGGCTAAGCGAAGAGGCAATCGGCGAAATGATGAAGCGAGACACGTATCTAAACGCCGAAAAGGCGTTGTCGCTTGGCTTCGTCAATCGGATCACTGACAAACCAATTTCGGGTCGACCGCTGGCCCGTATGGAATCGATGCCGCACGGTGTTGTTTTGGCGTTATGTAGCGCCAAGCCAAGCGGCGAAGAACCGAGCAAGACTAAGGAGAAATCTATGTCCGATGCTCAACCAGTCGCCGCAACCCTCGAAGAGATCGAAGCGGCTTACCCAAAGGCCAAGCCTGATTTTGTCTTGGCTTGCCTCAAGAAGCGAATGCCGATGGCCAGCGTGGCAACGGCAGCCGTCGAAGAAATGATGCGGGAGAACGCGGAGCTAAAGGCTCAAATCGCAGCGATGCAGGAAGAGATGGGCAAGGCGAAATCCGTCGAACATGGCGACATGGAGACGGAAGAAGAAGATGAAGTGCAAGAGATGGCACAAGCCAAGGCAAAGGGTGTCAAGCCGATCGCCAAGGCTAAGTCAACCGAAGGCATTTCCGCCCGTGCCCGATGGGACGAGGCAGTCGCTTCGGCCTTGGGCAAATGTCGCAACGATCGCCGAAAGGCGGTGGCACTTGCCCGACGCGAAAACCCTGGACTCGCCGAAGCTCTAGTCGCCGAAGCCAACGTCCGCTGATTACACCACAAGCCAAAAAAAGGAACTGAAACATGAGTCAGTATGTTGACGGAAACCTGAAGGGGTTTATCGCAGACGAAGCGATCGCACAGCACCTTCGGGTGAAGCTTGATAGTGACGGCCGCGTCACCGTCGCCGGATTGACCGACCGCGACATCGGCACGGCAGAGACGGCCGCTTATGCCGCCGGTGATCCGATCACCGTTCGGCTTCGGACGGCAGCAGGGACCGCGAAGATGGTTTCGATTGAAGCCGTGACCGTTGGGTCACTGGTTTACACCGAGGCCAACGGCAAGGTTCAAGACACCGCGGCTTCGACGGCATTCCTGATTGGCACGGCACTGGAGAGTGCAAGCGGTGACGGATCGGAATGCCGTCGAAGCCGCGG